CCTGGGAATTGTACGATTGGGTTTACTTTGTTTTCGTATAATGAATCTTTTTCAGATTGTGTTAATCTATTCAATACACTTACTGCTCCAATTAAACCACCTCTATTCAAACCTGCTGGTGCGAACCATTCTGCTGCTACTCTATCGTTTGCTGCGAATACGCCAGGTAATAATACTGATGGTGGAACAGTGATTAATTTATTTGTGTTAACATCAATTGTTTTAACCCAAGGATAGTAAGTTGCTACCATATTTGAGTCGATAGCTTGTGCTTCAGTATTTGCTTGTGTGATAGAATCACCTGCTGCAGTTGTATCTAAAATATAGAAACAATCATTTCTTTGCTCAACCATATCCAATACTGATGTTGCTACTGATGAGTGTAATCTTTTGATAACACCTGGAGTTACAATCATATTAACATCAAACTCATCTGCATTTGATAATGCTGCGATGTGTTTAGCGTATGCTACAGAACCAGATGAAGTTGAATTTGTTAAATTGAAACCTTGTGAGTTACCTGCTGCAATATCACTTCCTTTATTGATTGTGATTGCCGGGCTCATACCATCGAATCCACTTTGGAATGCTACAACAAATTGTGCTAAAGAAGAACCTACTGATAAAGCTGCTCCGTTTGTAGCTGCATCATCTAATCCAAATACAGAATTAGAACCTTTACCTGCTCCTGTTGGAATTGGTTTTAAGTAAATATTGTTATCGGTATTATTATCTAAATCAATACCACCATATTGTGTTGCTGATGATGTTACAAATGTTACCGCCGGAATCAACGCTCCAACTACTGCTGATGCAGAAACTGGTAAAGAATACTTATCGTGCCCGAAAGGTACTGCTTGAATAGGAGCGTTTTCATTTAGGTTTACAATTCTAATATATTTTGAATTATTTACCCAATCACCTGTTTCAGAAATTTTACCTTCAGAATTGATTGATAATTTTCTATCTCCAATTACTCTTGCGATATAATTTGGAGAATTAGGGTCTAAGTTTACATTTGCCCAAGTTTCTAATACTGTCTTTTTCTTATTAGTATCGGTAAAATCTCTTACAACAACAGTGAATGTACCATAATCAGTACCATTTACACTACCTGCTGCTTTAATATTTGTAATACCAACTTTTACTTTAGTATTTGCTTTATTTCCAGCTCCTAAAGTTTCAAATTGGAATAAATTATATCTATCACCACTAATTGTTTGTGATTTAATCATTGGAGTCAATGCTTCTTGTGCATCAAATCTAAAGTTTTGGTCACCTAATATAGCTACAGAAGAAGATGTGCTTGAGTTAAATGTCATAGATGCGTTTTTAAAGAATCCATAAACATATGGGCTCTTACTACCAAACGCAGAATTACCAAATACTGCTTCAATATCACTAGCATCAGATGAATCTAAGGATGCTGATACATCTAATCCCGTACCTCTTAATACGAAATCACCGCCACCTGCGATTGAACCTGTACATTGTGCAGTTCCAAATCCAGCATTAGCACTTCCTGAAGTATTGAAAAGAATACCTAAAGATGCTGATACTGAACCAGAAGTTGCAGTTAATAATAAAGGAGCGGTTTCGGTATAACCACCAACACCTGCTACTCTACAAATTGTTGCAGTTCCTGCTTCTCTTAAATAATTTTGTACTGCCAAAGGAGTGTAATAAGTTCCATCAGCTTTTCCAAACAATGTTTCAAATTCAGCTTGTGAATTAACAATTGTTGGAGTTAAAGGTCCTTCTAAAAAAGGTCCAATAAATGCTGCACCTATTTCCGCTACACCTTGTTGTAAGAATGAAAGGTCGTTTTCTTTTGTAAATACGCCTGGTGATACTATTTTTTCTGCCATTTTATACTTTTATTTAATTTTTAATGTCTACTATAAATATAATCTTTTATTTCAAAACAACAAATTATAAAAACAACAATTTATTATTTTAAAGTTGTTGAGAAATGGTTATATACTTGTTGAACCGTTGCTGCACTTTGTAATACATTGTAAAACAATACCGCTTGAATACCACCATTCCAAAATGATGTTCTTGCACTATTACAACCAATTGTTAAATAGTTAGTTGATGATGGTGCGGTAAATGCGGATGATGTAAATGTTCCTATTGAACTACCATCAACATAAATAGTACAAGTTCCAGATGATTGGAATGTTGCTGAAATTAAATAGTTTGTTCCTGATGATAATGATGTTGTTAATTGTGCGCTATTACCTAATGAACTACCATAAAATTTAATTCTATTTAATGTTGAACTATCTGTTGATTCAATTGCTAAACCATAAAATCCAGCATAATCAAATATAAATCTCGATGTTGTTCCTAATGTTGTTGTAGGTCTAACCCAAACGTGAATTGTACCTGTGTTTGTATTGAACTGTGAGTATCCTCCGTTAATATTTGTTGTAGTATCTTTATAGAAGAATTGGTCACTTCCGTTAAATGTTACATATGATGCTTTCTTAGTTGCACCATTTGTAGATGTTGGGTTACCACCTGTGATACCTGCTGCGTTTGGTGCACCTGCAGGTCTAACCCCCGTATTGTAACCAGAAAGGTCCATCCAATCTGCTCCTGCACTTCCTGAATTATATGATACTGTTTTATATTGGTCAACATATAATCGTAAACCAGATGATGGGATGTGTGGTTGTGTTGTTGTTCCTTTGTTGTGAGAAATAAAGCCGTTTGCCATATAAACGTCAGCTTGTTCTACGTTAATAGTTGCAATTTCAACATCTTCGGTAACTATCTCTATATTTGTTACTTCTACTTCAACTGTTTCTCCTAAAAAATCATCCCACTTAACAATCATATCGCCAATAAGAATATCTTCTACATTTTTAAAGTGATATTTTTCTATTTCGGAATCGAATACCCAAAGAGGGTGAGTTCCTGTTGCTTTTATTTCACCATCATTTAATGAAAAATATCCACTAGCAAAGTTATATACAATATCAGCTACAACAACTGTTTGAGCAGAACCTGATTGAGCTTCTAATTGAAAAAATCTCCAATCTATTTCTTTTGATTCTGGGTCTTGGTTTTCATCAGGCAATCCGTTTGGCACCCATGCTTTAATTTCATCACCCACATTTAAATCTTCAACTGCTACCGATGTACCATCTGCTTTTTCAATCATTGTACCAAATACCAAACAAAAATCTGGTTGGTTAATTGTATTATAAACATCTACTGCGTATAACGTTTTTGTAGAAGTTGTATTGTAATTAGTTGCAGCCAAATTATATCCATCTGCATATTTCATTGATAAAACCGAAGATGCTTCTGAATAGTTTGAAGATGCAATTGATGCGGGTGTAATTGGAAACGATGGAGATGCACCTAAAGTTGGAGAACCAACTGAAAAGTTTGCATTATCAAAAGTTACAGAATAGTTTGCTGCTACACTACCAACTTTTGAACCATGTAAAGAACCTGCTGAACCAAATGAAAACGTTGCTGTTTCCGTTGTACTTTCTACTATGTATGTGTATGTAGGTAAATTTACAGTAACTGAATCTATTGCAAATGAGCCAAAAGAGCTATTTGCCGCAGAACCTGCTAATCCGCCTAAAGATACAACTTGTGCTACTCTTGCTGAACCGCTTACTGCTCTATATAAATTACCTAATGATAAATTGGTTTTTGCCATTATTTATGTATTATTCTCCGTTATAAATATCTAAAAGTTTTTCTTTCCATACATCTTTGTTTGAAAAGTGTTTTATCATCCAATCTTTCAATTTTTCAAACTCTCTTTTACGGGTTTCATAATCATCGTTACAAATCGTTTCGTAGGTCTGCTTAAATGTTTTCTCGTCAATCGCTTTGTATTTATAATCAAGTGGTACGTGCCATTTTTCGTGTAATATTGGAAGTTTACCCCAATCCACTGCCTCAAATATTCCGTATCCAAATGGTTCAAATTCAAAGCAAGAATGAGATATTCCCCAATCAAGGCCGTAGAACCTTTCTTTATATTTGAAATCAAATTTATAAACTTTTGATT